AGCGGCTGTTCACCGACGAGAAGGTCGAGAAGCTGGCGAGCAAGTCAGCGAAGGTCGTCTCGACGCTGTTCGAAAAGGCGATGAAGCACAACGCGATGTCGGAATCGGATGTGGAGGAGTTAGCAAAAAACTGAACGTCCGCCCGCTGCGAAGATTCGTCTTCCGGCTGGCGGGGCACCTTGGAATGACAGTCGGCGAGATCGAGCGTCGGATGACGACGCGCGAGCTTGCCGAGTGGCTGGCGTTCACGAGGTACTACCACGCACTTCCTGACAGTTGGGCCGAGACGGGCCTGATCGTCTCGGCATCGTTGGCGCCGTACAGCGAGCAGGGCAAGACACCGAAGGCGAGCGACTTCAACCCGATCGAGAAACCTCCGCAGCACGCAGTCCAAGCACGAGACGTGATTTTGGACTTGAAAAAACAACTTGGATTCGACTGATGGCGAACGTGCTCTCACTGGCGATGAAGATTTCTGCGGACGCCACGGGCGTTCGGCAGAGCTTGTCGCCCGTCGAAAAAGCGTTGCAGCAGTTAGACAAAGAGGCCGCTAGCGTCACGGCGGTCTTCAAGAAGTTCGGCAGCGAGTCGGCAGCGGCGGTCGCCGCCCAGGACAAGTTCGGCATCCGCGTCCAGGCGTTGACGGAGAACCTCAAAGCCGGAATCACGTCGCCGCAGGAATACGCTAGGGCACTTGAGGAGCTTCAGCGATCAGCCGAGCAAGCGGCTGGCGACCTTGAAACGGCCTCGCGGATCATCGAAGCCAACCTGACGCGCGAGCAGAGAGCCCAACGCGAGTTCGACAACTCAACCGCCGAACTCAATCGGCTTCGTGAAGCCGGCCTGCTCACCGAGGAGCAGTACGCGGCGGCGCTCCAGCGAACCGCAGAGACGTACTCCAAGGCCACGCTCGCGGCTTCCAAATACGAGGCCGCCGCCGAAGGGGCCGGCGGCGCCGGCACACTTAAGTTCAACGAACTGTCTGGCATCCTCTCGGCCCTTCCCGGCCCGCTAGGCAACGTGGCCGGCAGGCTCTCTGGTCTATCGAGTGCCGGCGAGGGTCTGTCTCGTGTGTTCTCCGCAGGGCTGTCACAGGGGCTCACGAGCATCGGGGCGTCGGTGGCAGGGCTTGTGAATCCGTTCACGGCTGCAGTCGCTGGGGTGGCAGCGTTCGGTGCTGGTGCGACTGCTGTTGTTCAAGGGCTTATCGCTCTCGATGACCGAGTGGAGAGGCTCGGCAACACAGCCGACAAGCTCGGCGTGTCGTTCGAGTTCATCCAGACACTCGAAGAGGCGGCGACTCGCAGCGGCACGAGCATCGACGCGGTGAGTGCCGCGTTCGGCCGGCTCCAGAAGTCGGTGCTGGGCGTTGATGAGGAGAGTAAGGCGGCGCAAAAGGCGCTCGCCGAGATCGGCGTGACGGCGGAAGAGTTGCAGTCGCTTTCACCGGAGGATCAGTACCTACGAATCGGCGAGTCTCTAAGCAAGATCGAAGACCCTGCCCGCCGCACCGCGACAGCAGTAGCTTTGTTTGGGCGAGCTGGTGCCGACCTTCTTCCGTTCTTTCGCAACATAGGCGGCGCGGCCGGAGACATGGAGCGTTTCGGCAGGGCACTCACCGTCATTGACCGTCGCCGCATCGACGAGTTCGGTGCCGGCCTCGACGCCCTCGGCGTGGCGACGCAAGGGCTCGGGCAATCGCTCTTGCTGCCGTTCGTCGGTCTTGGCGAAGGCGTCGCCACCGCGTTCGCCGAAGTCACAGCCGGGCTCACGGCGATCATTGATCCGATCGGTCAGGTGCTGGAGCCGGTGCTGACGAACATCGGCCGCGTGATCGAGTTCATCGGCACAGGCATCGGCAACCTCGGCCGCATCATCGGCGTGGTGTTTGAGCCGTTTGCGACGGTCGTGCAGGCCGTGTCGCAAGCGTTTGAGCCGTTGGCGGAATCCGTGTTCGGCTTCCTTGAAGGAATCAGCAACGCCCAGGTCGCCGTCGCCGAGTGGCTTGTGTCGTTCACGCCCATCGGCGCGATTGCCGCGAACGTCGGCGCACTCGGAGAGACGATCAGCCGTGTCGTGACGATCATTACAACGGCATTCGGGAAGGTCGGCGAGGTAATCGGAAACACGCTCGGCAGCGTGGCCAAGTACGTGGGCTCTGCCGTTTCTTCGTTCGTCGAGTTCACCGGACTCAGCGGTCCGCTGTCTGCAATCGGCAGCGTCATCAACAGCGTGTTCGGGTCCGTGGCGTCCGTGTTCACGACGATCGCCTCGGCCATCGGCGGCACCGTCGGGCGGCTGCTCACGATCGCGGAGAACTTCCTGGGTATCGACCGCTCGGCCGAGCAGGCGTCCGAGAGCGTCGACAAAACGGCGGCCAGCGTGCAGTCGTTGACGAAAGAGGAGCAGAAGGCGTTCGACGAATTGCAGAAGACTATCGCCGGCAGCGGCAAGTCTCTCGACGACGCCATCGCCAAGGCCGGCGAGTTCGGGCAGGCAGGCTTCGACGCGGCCCTGGAATTCCAAACGGCCTTGGAAGACTTGCAGGAGCAGGCCAACGGCGGCGAACTCAACGCCGAGCAGTACGCCCGTGGCGTAGCGAACGCCACGGCCGAGTACGAGCGGCAGATCGAGTCGCTGAAGCTAGTGCAGGAAGAGACTCGCAAAGCAGCCGAGGAGGCCCAGCGTCGCATTGATGCCGACAGGCAGGTCGCCGACCAACTTCTGGAGCAGGCCCGAATCAACCGCGAGTTCGGCGGCGACTCTGGCAGGGCGAAAGCCGCGGAGCAAGTGCTGGCTGTCGAGCGAGAGATCGCACGCATTCAAGAAGAAGTCGCCGCAGCAAAGGATAGCGGCGACGCCGAGGCGGTTGCCAACGGCGAGGAGCGGATTCGCCAACTAGGCGTCATCAGTAACGAGCAGCAGGCGATCGCGGACGGCTCGGCCAAGGCTGCCGAGGACGAGCGGAAGCGGCTCGACGACCAGCGAAAGCGGATCGACGAACTGCTGTCGGCCGGGCAGGAGCAGTCGCAGATCGAGCGGGACATCGTCGCCGTACAAGAGCAGCAGGCCCAAGAGACGGCAAGGCTCTTGCAGGCACGAACCGCCGGCAATCAGCAAGAGGCGGATGCCGCCGCAGCGAGGCTCGGGCAACTCGACCAACTTCAAGCACGGCTTGAAGATCAGCAGCAGGCCGCCGAGCAGGGGTTCGGCGAGGGCTTCGCTCGTGCATTTGAGCAAGTAGACCGTGCCGTCGGGCAGACGATCAACAAGGCTGCGGAGTTCGGCAACGCCGGAGCCGAGGCAGCGCAGCGACTGCAGGAAGGCATCGCCGCCGCCCAGGAGCAGGCCCGCGACGGCATCCTGAACAAAGAGGCGTTCGACGCCGAGGTTGCCCGACAGCAAGAGATCTTCAACAAAGAGATCAAGCATCTCGACGACGTAGAGAAAAAGAAAGCACAGATCGCCGGCCAGGATCAGAAGCGTGCGGACGAGCAGCAGAAGGCATTTACCAAGCAGGCCGATGACGCCGCGAAGGAGCAGGAGCGGACGCAGCAGCAGATCGCCCAGGCCCAACAGCGGCAGTACGAAGAGGCGCAGAAGGCCCAGCAGGCGTTCTTGGAGGAGCAAGCCAAGGCCCAGCAGGCCGAGTTTGAGCGCCAGCAGAACCGCCTCCGCGAGCTCAACACGCTCGGTGCTCGCTCGGTGCAGACCGCCGACGTTCGCACGCAGGAGGGCGCTGCCCTCGTTATTGGCCTTGCCGCAAACGCCCAAGACCCGAACCTCATCGAGGCCCGGCAGCAGAGCAAGCTCCTGCGGCAGATCAATCAGAGCATCATCAACACGGTCGGCGGTGCCATCGGCCGCCCCGTGACCATCGGCGTCCTCGGAGCCAGGGCATGAGCATCTCATCTATCCGGGAACTGCCGCGGACGTTCGAAGAAGAGATCGGCTCGCCCGCCGTCGCCGTGCGCCGCTGGGTGGCCGTGCTGAGCGACGACACGCTGTCGTCGCCGACGAGCGAGCTCACGATCCTGACTGACACGTGCGGCCTGGCGTGG